CGGGTGTACTCAGCGGCGTGCAGATGACAGTGCAAGGTTCACTCACTTCAGGCGTGCTCACCACCATCATGCCGTTTGCGACGCTGCCTTCCCCCGGCGACACCTTTCAAGTGGTGCCGGGATGCGACAAGAGCCAAAGTATGTGCGCTTCAGGCAAATACAAGAATTCCTCGGGGGTTCCCACCTCGTTCATCCTGCACTATCGCGGCTGTCCCTTTGTGCCGAATCCCGAGACGCTGTACGACGGCGGCACGGGTTCCCAGGACTACACGGCGATCGGCGCGCAAGGCAGGCCAGGTGCCGGCTCACCGTTCACGGGGAAGCCTTGATGAACAACTGGGCCATCTTGCGCGAGCGGGTCATCGAGGAAGCGAAGTCGTACATAGGGACGCCATTCCATCACAACCAATGCGTGAAAGGCGCAGGGATAGATTGTTTATGGTTATTAGTGGCGTGCTATCGGACGATCGGCATCGTGCCGGCGAACTTCAACCCCGGCTTCTACCCTCACGATTGGCATCTGCACAAGCAAGAGGAAAGATATTTGAAAGGCGTTGAACAGTACGCGCAGCGGTTGGTGAACGGCACGCCGCCGCAACCGGGAGATATCGCGCTCTACAAGATCGGTAAGTGTGTTTCGCACGGCGGAATCATTATCGGGGATGGGTTGATAGTTCACGCAAACCGCAAGGCGAACGAAGTGGAACTCGCCGACATGCGTCAGTTCGATCAGTATTTCCATTCTTTCTGGACAGTGTTTCCGCAGGATGATCGGCCATGACCTTCCTGCGCAACCGCCAGCCGAGCGCGACCACCCCGGCGCTTCTGAACAGCATTCCGGTGAACTCCTCGCGCTACGGACAGCCCGTGTCGCTGGTCTATGGCATGCAGCGCATTCCACTCACTCTGCTGTGGTACGGCGCGTTCACGGCGACTGCGCAGAGCACCAGCAGTGGCGGCAAGGGCGGCGGCGGACGCACCATCAGCGGCTACAACTACACCGCCTCGTGCGTGCTCGGGCTTTGCGAAGGTCCGATCAGCGCTGTCAATCAGGTCTGGAAAGACAAGGGCATCACCACGCTCGCGAACGAGGATTTGCTGCTGTTCTACGGTACAGGCGGCCAATCGCCTTGGGCCTATTTGACCTCGAATTTTCCAGGGCAGGCGGTTCCTTACGACCACACCGCGTATATCGGCGCGCAGAACATGAACCTGGGGAGTTCGGCGTCGATTCCGAATTTCACCTTCGAAGTGCAGGGTTTTTTGAGTTTGCCGGGGAGCGCCGCTACGCTCACGAGCGGCCTTGGAGTTGGTGCCATAAGCGCAACGCTCTTGGGCACATCTCCGGTCGCGGATGGTGTCTGGGACGTAACCTTCAGCGATTACGAAACGCGCAGCGTCACTTTTACCACGATTTCAAGCATCACGTATCTGACCTGGGACTCAACGATGGGTCTTGTAAACGGGAGTTATCCGAACATCGTCATCGGCGGCTACGATGCGGAACCATCGGCCATCATCATAGACTTCTGCACCGACGTGAATCACAGCTGCGGCTTCCCGTACTTAAATCAATCGCAGATCACCAGCCACAGTTGGATTTCTGGGGCCACCACCTATTACGACAACTTCACCACCTACTGCATCGCCAATTCCCTGCAGATCAGTCCGTGGGAGGACACGCAGCGCACTGCTGCGGCATTCCTCTCCGATATTCTGGAGCTTACGAATTCGAATTGCGTGATGAGCGCCGACTCCTTGAGCATTATTCCCTACGCCGATGCGCCCGTGACCGGCAATGGAGTGACTTTCACTCCTAATCTGCAGCCGCTCTTTGCCTTCACCGACGATGATTACATGATGTCCACCAGCGGGAGCGGCGGGGCGGCGGCGAGCAATGAAGATCCGGTGCAGATGAGCCGTAAGCCCTTAACCGAGACCTACAACGTGGTGCGCGTGGAATTCTTCGACCGCTCGAATAACTACAACGCGGCGATCGCCGAATGGTCCGACCCCTTGGATATCGCCATCAACGGCATCCGCTGCATGGCGACCAAGACCTTCCACCAGATCACCAACGCGCACACGGCCCTGCAGGTCGCATCCTTGATCGGCCAGCGGCAGCTGTACATCCGCAACACCTATCAATTCTCCGTGCGCGCGGATCTGTACTCGCTGCTCGAGCCAATGGACTTGGTTGCCATCACCGACAAGAATCTCGGCTTAAACAACGTGCTCGTGCGCATCATCGAGACGCAGGACGACAAGGACGATCTGTTCACCATCACCGCCGAGGAGATGTTGGTGGGCACCGCTTCTGCGCCTCGCTACAACATCCAGGCCGCACAGGGCTACTACGCGAACTACGCACAACTGCCGCCGGCAGTCGCAACGCCGGTCATTTTTTCAAGCCCTCCCGCGCTGGTCGGTCCTGGCGGCGGCTACGAAATCTGGTGCGGCGTAGCAGCCGGCACGCCCCTCGCCGGCGAGTCCGATGTCTACGGCGGCTGCAACGTATTCGCCTCGATGGACGATCTGACCTGGGACTATCTCGGCAGCATGTCCGGGCAGTCGCGCATCGGCACCGTCACCGCCGCTCACGCGATCGGCGCTGCCGACACCACGATCTACCTCACCATGAACGCGCAGTCGGTCACGGACGGCTATCAGCTCAATGCGGCGAGCCCTGCGGACTTTGCGGCGAATCGCGCGTTGATCTATGTCGACGGGGAAATCATGGGCTTCCAGACCGTGACGCTGCTCTCCGCCGGGAATTACTCGCTCAGCGTCTCGCGGGGCCTCTTTGGTACCCCTGCGACGACGCATGCCGCCGGCGCGGCCTGGGCGCGGCTCGATCAGGCCATTTTCAAGTTCGCCTTCGATCCCGGCATGATCGGTCAGACGATGTACTTGAAGTTTTATGCTTTCAGCGAAGTGGGACAGGAAGTGCAAGCGACCGCCACAGCCTATAGCCACGTCATCGAGAACAGCAACAATAATCAGCTCATCGGCGGCCCGCTGAGCTTAACCGGCACGGGCATCGGGATTCACGGCACCGCGATCTACAAGACGGCGAACACGTCCGCATGGGATTCTGGAGCCTGGTCCGCGCAGTCCTACACCAACGGCGCGTTCGTTTCTTTTTCGCCGACCGACATCACCTCGCAGGGCGTCGCAGGATTGGCGCCTACGAACGGCCTCATCAGCTACACCGGCTTTGCTTTTGCCCTCTTTTGCGATGCGGGCACACTGATAGCCTACGAAGGCGCCAATGCAACGACTCTCGGCTCCTACGCAGTCGGCGACGTGCTCGAAGCCGCTTACGACGGCAACATCGCCTATTATTACAAAAACGCCACCCTGCTGCGGCAGGTGCCGACGCTGAACGGTCAAAGTCTTTATTTCAATTCGGTGTTTTTCACAACCCAGGACAAATTCTCGCATCTGCAGTTTGGCCCCTCGGGCACCACTACGCCGGCGCAGTTCAAGATGCGCGGAAACAATTGTTGGGGCTCGGACAGCAACGTCGCCAAGATCGCCGGCAGCTCGGCTTGGGACTCGGACATGTATTCGATCCTGGGCTACGCGACCTGCAATCTGTCGTGGAAAGCGAACGACATCGGCGTCAGCAATTTCATGGGCGCACTCACCACCGCCATCCCGGCAACTCCTGGGTATACGGGGCTCAACTATGCGATGCAGTGCGGGGCGGGCACCTGGCAAATCTACGAATCCGGCACCGGCGTCTCGGGCGCGACGGGAAGTTATACGAACACGGATTTTTTCTCGATCACCTACGACGGCGCGCATGTCCTCTACGCGATCAACGGCACGGCGGTGCGCTCGGTCAGCGTTTCGAGCTTGAAGCTGTATGCCGATTTTGTGTTGTATGCGCCAAACTCCGCCGCCGGCTCGATCAATTGGGGGCCTGGATCGATCGTGCCGTTCACCGATACACCGCAGATGACAAACAACGCGATCACCAGCACCTCGAGTTCCTCCTCCGCAGGCCCGATCAATGTCACCAGCACGAGCTTTGTCAACGTCTTTACGCTGACCTTGCCGGTGCAAACATACGCGGGCGAATGTGTATTGAGCGGACAGTGCATCGCGACGCCGAACGCAGCGGGCAGTTCTGCATTCGACATCTTCTACAACATCAACAGCATTGGAAACCAAACCATCGGCGGCACCGTGGTGCCTCTCGCCAACGCTGCGGAGTATTACAGTCCGACCTTCGCATTCCCATTTCCAGCAGGCGCCACGATCGTCGTTGGCATCGAAGCCAAGGTCGGCAGCGGTGTGACGAGCCTTGCATTTACGCAAATGGTCTTGAACGCAGTCATCCTGAAAAAATAGAGGCAACATATGATAAAACGCTGGCACATCTACGACGCGGCGACCGGCATCTTCACCGGCGTGAGCTTTCATTCGAGCGTCGCGTCCGCTGATGAGGACTTGCCGCAGGGCATGGAGGCGAATGTGCCGGCGGGGCACAAAGTCTGGGTGGCGGAACAAATCGACTACGCCGCGCAGCGCGTCGATGTGGTGAGCGGGACTCTTATCGCCTATCGGGCGCAGCCATCGGCCGAAGCGGCGAAAGCCTCGGCACTCGCGCAGATCAGAATGCTCGAAGCAGGACAGCACCGCTCCTTGCGCGAAGCCGTAGTGAGCGGCGATCGCGACGCCTTCCGGCACTTGAACGACATCGAGGACCGGATCATCGAGTTGAGGAAGCAGCTATGAAATTCATCAACTGGTTTTTAGGACTTCTCGGCAACAATCCGAAGGCCAAGGTGCTGATCTTCGCGTTCATCGCCATCCTGGTGCTGCTCGCCTATCGGTGCTCTGCTCAGGTTGGAGTGAACCTCGCGGCCGGCGCATCCTTCGGCTGCCTGGAGCAGGCACCCGTGCTCGCGCTCGACCTGCGCGCGCCGTTCGCGGAAGGCTTCGGTTGGAATGTGGGAACAACTTTGTGGGGCGCGGCCTCGGGCGTGCGCAATAACTGGGATTGGCATGCGCGCGCGGAGTTCTCGCGCTGGAACTTCGGCGCGGGGATCGGCATGGCGTACCTGCAGAACATCGACGCCGTGAACGGCTCGCACGCGGAATTTTCCCTGGAGCTTTTCTGGCGACCTTGGCGCGTCGGGGCTGATGCGATACATCTTAGTAATGCGGGCACCACGCAGGTCAATTGTGGTAGAAACGCCGGCATGCTCGATGTGAAGCTGCGCTGATGCGATCATTGACCGACAACATTTTAATCGCAGGAGAAATTTCCATGAGCACACCGGAACAGAAATTAGCGGACGCGGCGGCGAAGATGTCCGCTGAGCTCGCCGTCGTCAAGGCCTGGTACAAGCAGTACACGCTATACGCAGGTCTCATCGCCGGCCTCATCGTCGGCGCGATCCTGGGCCATCTTTTGTAAATGCGAAGGGGCGAACAGAAATGGAGCACCCGCTATTGGCACAGATAGTCGTCGCCGCTACAAAGGCTCCGCGTTTATTCATCGACATAGGATTTATCATGGCAGTTGCGGCGGGCATTTTCTGGGGTGGCAAGATCGATGAGCGCATGTTCGATCACGAGCAGCGCATCGCAAGTGCGGAACGACAGGCGGCGACAGAAGGACTCATCGCCTCCGAGGTCGCGGCGATCGACGCACGGCAGCGGATCGTGCTTGAGACGATCACAAAGATGCAGGATACGGATCTGCGCACCGATCAGCGCATGAGCGATATGGATCAGAAGCTCGAGCAGCGCATCGGCGCGCTTGAAAGGATGCACGGCAAATGAGCGCCATCACGGTCTTGAAGGCGCGGCTTCCCGGCGAAGAAGGCGACCGCGTTTTGCCATTCGATGACGCGACCGGAAAGAATGTGAAAGCGCCCGTAGGAAATCTCTCTTGGGGACGTGGCTTCAATTTGATGGAATGCGGCTCGGAAGGACTGTTCGACGTGATGGAGCAGTACCTACTCGAGCAGCTCGACGCGAAGCTCCAAGCATTCCCGTGGTACACCGACGCAGGGGATACGCGCGCGAGCGTGTTCCTCGATATTGCCTACAACGGGGGCCTCGCCGATTTGCTCGGCTATCCGCACATGCTCGCGGCGGCGGCGAAAGGTGATTGGGTGACGGCCGCGGCAGAATGCACCGAGAAAGATCCGAAGCTCGACGCATCCCGCTATGCGCCGCTGCGGGCGCTGCTGCTCGCGGGCGACGCCAGCATGATAGTCGGAGGCTGACATGCTCGGCTACGCGCAGCGCTTTTGGAATCTCGCAAAGGGCAAGATGACCACCTATGTCGCGTTGTCGATCGCCGGCATCTCGCAGCTCGCAGAGCATTCGGAGGAACTCCTAAGCTCCTGGCCATCGCTCAAAGCCTTCCTGCCGGCGCACGGCAAATACTTCGACCAGGCGAGTCACTACCTCATCTCGGCACTCGGGCTGCTGGTTGTCTACACGCGCATTCGCCGGCTGTTGAATCCGCCGGGAACACCGAAATGATCGGCCGGCGTATCGACGGCATCGAGCCACAGGAGCTGGAAGCGGGCGAGTACGGCCGGTGCTTCCCTGACGATCACTGGTACGCGCGCTCGCCGGACGGGCAACTGTGCAACCTCTCAGCACACGACATCCAAGAGCACGAGAACGGCAGGATCACCGTCACGCCCTCGATCCTGGTAAGCGACGGGAATAGCTCATGGCACGGATTTTTAGTTCATGGCGTCTGGAGAAAGGCGTGATCACGTGGCTCAAATTCGGCGGCATCGCGGCGGCACTCCTCGGCCTGTTCGCCTTCGGCTACTGGACCGGGGAGCGTGAAGGCAACTTGAAATTGCAGACCGAGGAAGCGCAGATCGCGACAGCCACAGCCAACTCACTCGAAACGCAGCGCATGCAATACGAAGCGCAAGCCGCTGCACAGCAAAAAAGGATCGACGCCTATGACGCTCTCAAGGATATCCCTGACATCATCAGCCTGCCTCTGGCTACTCGCGTGCTCCTCGGCACCGCCTGTCCCGATCGTAGTGCCGTGTCCGACACCGCCGCCGGTGCCGGCCGAGCTCAAGGCGCCAGCGGAGTTCCCGCAAGCGATGCAGAAGCTGTGCGATTACTATCGAACGTCTTTGCCGCAGGCGGTCGCGATAGCCTGCGCCTCGATCTACTCAGGAACTGCCAACAACTAGCCCCTTAGGAGAAACGGGGGCCGAATCCCTTCGCCATGACACCGAGCAGCACAGCCGCAAGAGCGACATATAGCAGGACCGCCCATACTTTGGCAGTCCCGATCGACACCGAGATATCGTGAGCCGTGATCGTCAACTGCTTGACGTCGGCCTTGATCTCGGTCACGTCGGCCTGCAGGTGCTCGACGTGCACTTCGAGTTTTGCTACCCGCGATTCCAAACTACTGCCTCCTCCGGCCTCGCGAGGGCGGCGCGGGCAATCTCTTGAATGCGTGGATAGACTTCTGGATAGGTAGGCACATCGCAAGGGCCTATTTGCATTATCTCGAACATCGCCGCCTCCAGCTCCGCGATGCGTGCCTCGGCGGCGCCTTGGTAACGTTTACTTTGAAAGGTTAAGACCAGCAACTCGGCCGCAAGCTCGTCGCGATTTAGCACGAGCGCGCGACACAGCTGCGTATCGAAGGCATCCTGCGGCTTCATGGGCGGCAGATCCTTGCGGGCGGGGTGCAGCCAATCCATATTCCCCGAAAACAAATCGTGAAAGAAATTACTCATTGCGGCAGTCTCCCGCGCAGTTCGGTATTTTCAAAGAGCAGCGACTCGGCGTGCAGCCGGCACATCGCCAGCTCGGCCTGCAGCTTAACGATGCGCTTCTCGAATTCGGCGCACGCGGTATGGCTCGCATCGCGAGCGTTTTCGATTGTTGCCAGCTTTGTCACCAATTCAGCGATGTGCGCAATGGCCTCATCAAGCCGCGCCTGCAGCTCGTCGTATAGATCCTGCCATTGTTTTTGCATGTTCGCGTTCTGCTCTTTCAAACGCGCAATCACGGCACGTCGGTGCTGTGCGGCGGCGGCTTCATTCATTGGGTGATTCCTCCAGCTGCTTTGCGCCTGCGGTGCAGCTCATAGGCGATGACCGCGCCTTGCTGCGCGCACAAGGATGACTGCAGGATCGCCTGCTGTACCTGGACCATCAGCCCGCGCAGATCCGATTGGGTTATTTGCGCGAAGCGCACCAGCATCTCGTCGGTTGCCTCGCGGATGTTGTGGCGCTGATTGGTCGCCTTATCGTGCACGAAAAACGGTTCCTCGGAAGGCATCTCGGGTCGTGGGGTCGGTTCCATCAGTATCTCCTCTTGACGTTGAAGGCGGCTCCGCGCTCGCGGCGCACGCGCAGCCCGAGCCGTTCGGCATCTCGAGCACGGAGGTGGCGGCGGATCTTGTTTCGTAGCCGGCGGAGCTTGCGCCACAGCCAGTGAGCGCCGATCGGCATCGCGAACCACGCGACGATGAAGGCGAAGAATAGCAGCCAGCGGATCTGGTCGGTTTCGTCCATTTTTCAGTTCCCCAGTGATCGACGGAACATCTCAAGTTCCGCGTGAATCAGATCCATGCGCTTCAGATCGCGTTCGGTCGGTTCGGTGCCAGGGTCGAGGATGCAAAAAATGCTGCTGAACAGATGTTGCGCGCCGAGCATGTACGCGCGGCGCATCTCGCGCAGCTGCTCTGGCGAGGAATCTTTCAGGCCGCAGACGATGATCATCGCCTGCCAGCCGCCCTCGATGATTTTGCCTTCGTCCGCCCAACGGCTCGCGATGCGTTCGGCCAACTGCTGAGTATTTTCGCTCATGGCTTCCAGCCCTCTTCGTAAGTCTTGAATCCGGCGGCAAACGCGGTCCACATCAGCTCGACGTCACGATCCACGTAGTAGCCTTGCGGGTCGCGGCGCAGATCCGGCGTTGGACTCGCGCGGTGCCGCGACTTGACCCAGGACTCGAACGCTTCGCGCGGCGGGGTCATGACTCCTCGCACTTGGCGATCGTCTCGCGCAGGTCCGCGCAGCAATCGCAGTCATCCTCGTGTCGCTGATCACCGATCAAACCGGACCAGCGCACTGTGATCCCGGTGCCGTTGCACTCCGCGCAGCACTTCGCGCACTCCTTGAGCTTGTCGAGGGCGAGAGCCACCAGTTTGTCGACAACTTTCTGGTGTTCGGCAGCGAAATATGCAGCGGTGCGAAGGTCAATCAGCGTTCGCTTCATCGCAGTCCGCTTCGCTTCCTGAATTGGATCCATCGCCGCAAAAATTCCGCCCCACTGTCGAAGTGAACTAATCATCCAATCGTATCCGCAGAACCCGCTAGAATCCTTTCTGATCTTACGGGCTGCGGAACTGGTAACTTCTCTGATCGTGATCATCGCGCGCCAACCATCGCCGAAACTGTAACCGTGATGGCCGATTAGCTTTTCGTACTTCTCACGAGCTTTCTTACTCGTGCCCACATTGACGACTCGCGCATAAAGATGCTCATCGCCAGACCATTTCCCATTCCACGAGTTATTACCCGGCATCGAAAGTTCAAACAATACAAGCATGGCTTGGATTCCTTATGC